TAGACGAGGAAGTCTATAGAAAATATAAACAAATGTATTTAAACAGAGATAAGCACATAGAGAATATATGCAGGATAGTATTTAACTATTTTGATGTGCCACTAGAAAAGATAAAAGAAAAGAATAGACAAGCTCAAATAATAAGAGCTAAACAATTTACTACTTATTTTCTAAGGCGAGAAGTAAACAAAACATCGTTAAACGAAATAGGCAAAATATTTGACCTAGACCACGCTACTATATTACACTCAATCAATAAAATAAAAGGAGTAATAGAAGTAGACAAAGAATATAGGAAGTATCACAATGAGCTTTGTACTAAACTAATGGAATTATATAGATAAAAAATAGTATATTTGTAACCAATTAAAAATTAAATTATGGAACTAACAGAAAAAAGAAAGCAAGAGCTAACAGATTTAGATTTAGATATATCTAATTTATTTAAAAGCAATGAGGTAAATGCAGATACATCTGTAATATATTTAAGGACTACAGGGCGCTTAGAAGATGACAGCTCAGCGCTTATAATTAGCGCAACACACGAGCAACTATCAGAGGCTATATTTAGCGCACTAGATGACCCTATGTTTAGAAATTGTATATACGAGGGTTTATGTAATCATTTTATTTTTAATGATGATAGAACAGACTTAGACGTATTTAATAAGAATATTGAACAAGGCAAAGTAGATAAGGCAATGGATGAACTGCCAGTAATATAAATAAAACAATAAATTATGGAATTAGAAGTAAAAGGAACTATTGAAACAATAGGCGAAACAGTAGAAGGAGTTAACAAGGCAGGAGACAACTGGCAAAAGCTAACCTATACACTAACCACAGACGAACAGTATAACAATCTTTATGCTTTTGAAGTATTCGGAAAGGATGCTAGTACAATGTTCAGAAAGTATAATACTGTAGGCGATAAGGTAAGCGTAAAATTTAATGTTAATACAAATGAATGGAAAGGTAAATATTTCACGACATTGCAGTCTTGGAGATGCACAAAAGACGATGTTCAGGATCCAAAGAAAGAGACTGTACAGACTACGACAGAGGATGACTTGCCCTTTTAGAAAGGTAATAGGTTTATTTTTAAGCAGAGGATATAAAATAAAATAGCTTATATTTGTACAACTTAGATAAATAATTACAATAAATATATGTAGGCTGAGGTGCGGAAGGTCTACAATAATATATTAATAATTTAAACCCTTTAATGGTTAGTAGAGCTGCACCCTCGAAAGCTATTAAAGGGTTTTTTTATACACAATATTATGGCAAAAGACCTACCTTATTTTAAGTTCTTCTGTTCCGAGTGGAACGATGGAGATATAACCCTAGAAGATTACGAGATACAAGGATTATTTATTAATATCTGCTCCTATTACTGGAGTAGTGGTTGCGAAATTTCACTACAAAAACTAAAAAAAAGATTCAGAAATCAGGATAAAAACATAAATTATCTGTTAAAAACTGAAATAATTAAGAGAAAAAATAAAAATATTTCTATAAATTTTTTAGATGAACAATGGATTGAAAGACAAACCAAAAGCAGTAAGAACTCAGCAGCAGCAAAGGCTAGATGGGATAAGCAAACGCAATGCGAACGCAATGCGAATGCATCAGAAATGCAATGCGAAAGTGATGCCATTAAGATAAGAGAAGAAAAGAAAAGAAAAGAAAAGATAAGAGAAGAACTTTTTAGCTCTCAAGTTTGGAAGGAAGGAATAGCTAAACTAAATAAATGTAAATTAATTGAGGTAGAAAAGTTTTTAGTTATATTTTTGGAAGGTCAAGAATTAGACGATAATTTAGACAGAGATTTACAGGAGGTTAAAAAACACTTTAGAGCGTGGTTTTCAAAACAAAACTTTAAATCTAATAAACCAAAAAGAACTATAGCACTATGAACAACTTTATAGAATGGAATACTCTTAACTTTAAAAAGGATAAAGGACAAGAAAAGATACGCTGTCCTGAATGCGATAACTCTAGGAGCGACAAAACAGACAAGAGCTTACAGATAAACCACAATGGAGGATATGGTAAATGTCATTACTGTAGTGTTTTAACTTTTAGAGATAAGAACGAATACGAGCCAAAGGTAATACTACCTAGTCAAGACTGGCAGAACTTTACTAAACTATCTGAGGGGATGGTTAAATGGGTAGAGAATGAAAGAGCAATAGGTCAGCACTCACTTATTCAGTTAGGAATAACAGAAGAAAAACAATACCAACCACAACTAAAAAAAGAATGTAGCAATATTGTATTTAATTATTTTGAGGGAGATACTGTAGTAAATAAGAAGTATAGGTCAGCTCAAAAGAATTTTACACAAACAGCAGGAGGTAAAAGTATATTCTATAATATTAATTCTGTAGTAGGAGAGTCTGAGGTTTGGATCGTAGAGGGGGAATTTGATGTTTTAGCTCTGCATCATATAGGTATAAAGTCAGCTATAAGCGTTCCTAATGGAGCAAATGACAATGACGAATACTGGAAGAACTCAGAGAAGTATTTAAAAGATGTAAAAAAGTTTATTATAGGAGTAGATAATGACACAAAAGGAAACGAGTTAAAGGATAAAATAGCACATCGTTTAGGTAGGTGGAGATGTGAATATGTAGAATGGAAAAACAAAGACGCAAACGGAGATTTACAAAAAGGAGTATTAAAACAATCTGTAGTAAATAGAAATAAATTCCCAGTAAGTGGAACGGTTACTATTTCAGATTTAAAAAATGAAATATTTGACTTTTATAATAATGGACTACCCGAAACAATCAAACCAAAAGCAGACTGCTTTAAAGATATAAACAGCTTTTTTAGTTTAATGCGTGGACATCTTTGTACAGTTACAGGAATACCCTCACACGGTAAGTCTGAGTTTACAGAATGGTATGTTATGAACTTAGTTAAAGACTTTAAAATGAAAGCTAGTTTCTTTACACCTGAACACGCTCCTTTTGCACTACATCAAACTAGGTTTATTCCCAAAGCAATAGGAAAACCATTTTGGAAAAGTCAAGACAATAGAATAACTCCTGCTGACATAGAGAGATATATAACTTGGGCAGACCAAAAAATATACTATACTATGCCAAACTCAGGAGAGGTCGCAGACTGGAACTGGATCTTAGATACTTTTAAACAACAGATGTTTAGCTATGGCGTAGATATATTTGTAATAGATGCTTTTAACAAAGTAGTAGGAGCATCTGACAAAAAAGATATAGACGCAGTATTAACTAGGCTTACAATGTTCGCACAAACAAACAATGTTATAATAATGTTAATAGCACACCCTACAAAGATGCGAAAGGAGGAGGATAATACTTTTAGCGTTCCTACCCTTTACGATGTTTCAGGCAGCGCAGACTTTAGAAATCAGACTCACGATGGTTATGTAATACATAGAGACTTTAACGATAACTCTGTAATGTTTCAGAACCTAAAAACTAAGTATAATTTTCAGGGCGATATAGGAAAGAATTGTTTTTTAAATTATGACATACCCACAGGCAGATATTATACAGCAGGGGGTTACGTTCCTACATTTGATTTAACAAAAGATTTTGATAGTCAAGAAAAACAGCTATCTTTAAAACCAAACGCAGACTTTGACTTTTTACCTAATGAGGATGAGCTAGAAGATTGCCCATTTTAGAACTACATAAAAACAAATAAAACTATGAAACTATTAAAACAATGCTCCTTAGATGGAGTGACAAGACGAAAAGACAAGAGCTTAAAAATTTCATTTATTACAAGCCTAGAGCAATCCAGTAATGAACTAATGGAAGTAGATAAGCTGCTAGACAGCTCAGGAGTATTATACTTTAAACAAAGCGAAGGACTTTCTACAGATGAAATAACTCAGATTGATAAAGTAGTACTGGATAAACCAAATGGAAAGACACAGAGCGAAAGACTTAGAAATGTATTATATTTATACTGCAAACAGAAGATGAGTAAAGAGCCAACTAAAGAACAGTTTGCTGAGTTCTATCAAAAGTACACAGAGAAATATATTCAATATATTAAAGACCAATTAAATTAGATATGGCAAAAGGAATAGATAAAAAATTAGATGATGCTTGGAGCTTACTGGTTAAACTAAGAGCAGGAAATAAATGTGAATACTGTGGAAAGGAAACACACTTAAACTCACACCACATTTATAGCAGGTCAAAAAGGAGTACGAGGTGGGATGTAAATAATGGAATTTGTTTATGTGTAGCGCATCACGTTTTTAGTAGTGGCTTTTCAGCTCATAAAACCCCTTTAGAATTTATTGACTGGCTAAAAACTAAAAGGAGTATAGAATTTATAGACAACCTAAAGTTAAAAGCTAACTCTACAGCTAAGTTTATGAAGTTTGAAAAGGATCTATTACTAGAGGAACTGCAAAAAGAAATATTTAATATTAAAAAAAATTAGGTAGAGTAAAATATTCTATTTAAAATTGCAGACATAAACTAAACGAGATGGATTTACCAAAAAAAGACAAACAAGGAAAGAGTTATTTAAGTTATTCTCAAATATCTTTATTTAGAATAGATAGGCAAGAATATAAAGAAGTTTACATTAATAATAAACCATTTAAAGGAAATGAATATACAGATTTCGGAAGCAAGGTAGGTAACGCACTAGAGTATAATGATTTTAGCGAGTTTACAGGTACTGAAGCTACTATATTAAAATTATGTACTAGGTTAGATTTATTTGAACGGAAAACTATTTTAAATTATGATAAAGATAATTTTTATATTAAAGGTTTTATTGATACAATTAATAATGATTTAACTCACATAATTGATTATAAAACTGGAGGAAAACAAAAAGAGTTTAAATATTCAGAAGATAACTATATTCAGATTCAGTTATATGCATTAAGTATAATGCAAGAAACAGGGGTAAAACCATCTAAAGGCACTGTGGAGTTTATTAGAAGAAAAGGTAACGCTTTTAAAGGGCAAAAATTAACGGTTGACTCAGAGCCTCCAATTAAAATAGATATTGATTTATCACTACCTGTTTTAAAACACGTTTATTGGGAGGTGCTAGAAACAGCAAAAGAAATAGAGAAATTCTACTTATGCAACAAATAAAAAGAATATTTCATCCATATACTCTATGGGAGGACTATAAGGAGGGTTTTTATAATACTTGCTCAGGAAACGAAAAAGAATATAAAATAAGTAAAGTAAAAGAAATGTTTAACAGCAAAGAACTTACTAATAAATTTATGTTAAAGGTTATTAATGAATGGACTTATAGTTGCGAACATAATCTAAGTAATTTATCAATGAATAGGGTAGCTTACTTAGGGCAGGCGGCTTGCTGTTTATATGCTAAAGTTCCTAGCTTAGTAACCATGTATGCTTGGAAGTTTTTAGATAGAGAAGTTAGAGAGGTTTCAGATAAAATAGCTGTAATAAATATACTTAAATGGGAACAAAAACAAAGATTAAAAAATACATACAAGAATGGGAGAGAAAGGGGTATATCAATGGAATACCAGATGAAGCTCCAATTGAGTTAGAGAAAAGAGGTATAGTGCCTAGTTATAAAATGATTTGTATAGCCATAATGAAAAACCCAAATAACTTAGAGATTCTTGGCTTTCAAAGGGAGAAATGTAAAATATACCAAGAAATAAAAAGACAAGAAATATATAATAGACCTACAAAAAACAAACAACTAAAACTATTTTTATGATTAAGAAAGGAAATAAAAACGTACTAGAAGCTGCTAGAGATAGACTAAAAGTTGCTTTTAATGATTTTGAAAATGTATTGATAGCTTTTTCGTGCGGTAAGGATTCAGGAGTTATGCTTAACCTAGCATACGACTACGCGAAAGAACATGATATGCTTCATAAATTAGCAATCTACTATCAAGACTATGAAGCTGGATATAAATATACTCACGAATACGCAGAAAGAGTTTTTTCAAATATAGATATACCAAAAAAATACTGGATATGTTTACCTCACTCCGCAGCTTGTTCCGTTTCTATGCATGAACCTAGGTGGATTCCTTGGGATAGTGATAAAAAAGAAATATGGACTAGAGAGATGCCAGACTTAGATTGTGTTGTAAATGAGTCAAATGTTGGGTTTCCTTTCGTTAAAGGCACAAAGGGCTTTGATGTAAGGATACAATTTGCTGAATGGTTTTCTTCTGAATACGGAAAAACTGCTGTATTGATAGGGTTAAGAGCGGACGAAAGTTTAACTCGTTTAGCTATCTTTACATCAAAACGTAGAACTAAAATGCATAAAAGATATAAATTTACTAAGGAAGTTAATAAACTAACTTATAATTTATATCCAATATACGACTGGGAAACAGAAGATATATGGGCTGCTAACTGTAAATTTGAATGGGATTATAATAAAATATATGATTTATATTATCAAGCAGGATTAACAATAGACCAAATGAGAGTTGCTAGCCCGTTTCATCAATGCGGACAAAACGACTTAAAACTGTATAGAGTGATAGACCCTAATAATTGGGGTAGGATGGTTGGCAGGGTTAATGGTTGTAATTTTGGAGGTATATACGGAGGCACTAGTGGAATGGGATGGAAGAATATAACAAAGCCAAAGCACTTTACATGGAAGCAATATGCTGAATTTTTAATAGACACTTTGCCAGAAGAAACAAAAAAAAAACTAGTATCCCATTTAGATAGAATGAAAAGGACATGGACGGAAAAGGGATATGGCAGGAATCCTAAAGTTATTAAAGCTATGCAAAATGCAGGTATTGACTTAGAGGTTACAAATGAATTAAGTAACCTTTGTAAAAAAGAAGATATCTATAAAATAGTTAAAATAAAAGGAGATTGGGTAGATGAAATAAATATAGATGGAGCTACCCCTTTTAGACATTGCCCTAATTGGAAAGCGGTATGTATAACTATAATGAAAAATGATTTCTCTCTAACATATATGGGCTGCTCTAGAACTAAAGACCAAAATTTAAAAAAGAAAAATGCTTTAATTAAATATAAAAATAAATAGCTATGAAAAACAAACAATTATCAATTACAGACAACTATGGAGCTACTCCAGAACCAAAAGAGTATCTATCTCCAGTGTATAATGTCAAAAGAATACACATGGATAAAATTAGAGCGAACGCATATAATCCAAATGCTGTAGCTCCTCCAGAAATGAAACTACTAGAAACGTCAATATGGGAGGATGGATATACAATGCCTGTAGTTTGTTATTACATTCCAGAAGATGACGTTTACGAGATAGTAGATGGTTACCACAGATACACAACCTTAAAGACTAGCGAAAGGATATTAGAAAGAGAAAAAGGATTCTTACCAGTAGCTGTTATTGAAAAAGATATGTCTAACCGTATGGCTTCAACTATTCGACATAACAGAGCTAGAGGCTCTCATTCTGTTGAGTTAATGAGTAATATAGTTTCTGAGTTAGTAGAGTCTGGAATGTCAGATGCGTGGATATTAAGGCATATAGGTATGGATAAAGACGAACTACTAAGGCTTAAACAGATAACAGGGTTAGCTTCAATGTTTAAAGACGTTGAGTTTAGTAAGTGTTCTGAATTAGATATTATGCCAGATGCAATCTAAGAAGCACAGTATAATAGAGAGCGTAGCTAATACCGTAATAGGGTTAGTTACCTCTTTTATTATTCAAGTAATAATATACCCTTTGTTAGACATCCCAGTAACCATATCGCAAAATGTAATAATTACTTTTGTTTTTTTTATTGCTAGTGTATTTAGGGGTTACCTAGTTAGGAGATATTTTAATAAAAAAGAATGATCCTAAAGAAACCTAAACCTAGAGATTACGTTATCAAAAATATTAAACAAAAAAAAGTATTATATTTACAGACGTGAACGAGGAGTTTATAAAAGAAAAGAGGCAAGTAATAGAAACAGCTTGTAAGAATATTTGTAAGCATTCTGACATCTGGAAAGACTTAGCGCAGGAAGTAAACATATATTTTTTGACTAACGAGCTACCTAGTAACCTAAACAAAATAGATGGTTTTATTTTCGTAGTAGCTTATAAGATGTTTCATTTGTCAGGGAGTGAATTTAACCGTTTACATTTTGACAATGTTTTACTAGAATCTACAGAGCTAGATTACTTAAAGTTAAAAGATATTCCTTATATTAGTGAGAATGTTTATAAAGAGTACCTAGAGCAAGTTAAACAACTGGATGAAATGGAGCGTATTTGGGTAGAAGAAATAGTAAAGAGAAACCTATCAATAAAACTATTCAGCGACCATACAGGAATACACAGAGCCACAGCTACAGAACGAATGGAGAGCATATACAATAAATTAAGAAAGCACAACAAATGAGCATAATAATAATATCAATACTGGCTATACTAGCATGGACTAGTTTATTCAAACAAACCTTTACAACTAAGGAAGGTTTTAAATATAGATTCAAATTAATAGCTCCTTTACTTAGAAGGATTGAAAATATAAACATAACAGGAATAGAAGGACATGAGGGCAAACCTTTTAATTGTGCTTACTGTTTATCATTTTGGCTAGGTCTAGTTTTATCTATTGGGTCTTTAGATATTAGCTATATGGTTATATTTTTATACTTTGCTTTTAGAGATGGAAATGACCTTATAGAATGGTTTAAAAATAATATTGATAGAGTAATAAAGAGATAATGGACTACAGACAATTAAAATGGGGAGCTTTAAAAAGCTATGCAACTAAGCTAGGTATAAACACCAAAGGGATGACTAAAGAAGTTCTCTTAGAGTGGTTAGATGCTATGCCTGATGTAGCACATGGAATAGAGGAGCTAAAGCCTTTCACGGGTATTAAACAAAGCCACCCATTATTTAACGAGATAAAAGACTATTTGCCATATTTAAAAGCCTATAAAAAGCTCCATGCTATTAGTCCAGTTCCAGAAGTGAACAAAGCAATAGCAGCCTTATTCTTAAAATATATTGAGGAGGATAAAAACATACGGTTAAATTTAGGGTGCGGAATATGCAAGCAGAGATATTACGAGAGAATGATAGCAGGCTATAATAGGCTAGTAGATGAGTATGGAGGAGAACGTATATAACTACTGTTTAGAAGTGCATAAGGATGGTAACCTTTACATGGTAACGGAGTATATGAACGGATACATTACGATATGGGCAGCGAACGCCACAATAGAAGCAGATGGAGAAGTATATTTTATCAACTTATATGAAGATTAAAAAGAAACACTATAAAGCTCTACAGTACGCCTCACTTATTCAGAGGTGGAAATACTTGCCCACAAACTTTATATTTGAAGTAGTGCAAAATAGCGAGGTAAATGAAACAATGTTAAATAGAAATAGAATAGAGCAGAATGGTAAAAGAATTTGAAGAAATGGATTGGTCAAAAGAATACACATATAAAAATAAAAAGATATACATTAGCCACGAAACTAAGAAGTATATTTTATGTTCATTCTACGAGAGTGGGAAAGGAACTTTTAAACTAGACAAAACAGAATTTCATGCCTGATATTTCAATATGCAAAAATAAGGAATGCAAGTTTAAAAAAGACTGCCATAGATTCACAGCAAAGCCTAGCGAGTTTATGCAAACTTATGGAGATTTTAATTGTAAAGATAAGACAGGAATAGATACATTCTTTTGGAAGAAAAATATACCAAGTATTCAAAACAAAGAAGATGAATAATTTAGTAGATAAATGGCAAAATATACTAAACTTAAAAGAGTGGAGATTTACAGTACAGGAGATACTACCTACTCAAGTCTTATACGATAATGACTGCCCAGATAAAGATAGATACTTTGTAGGGATAGAAATAGACAAAGAAAATAAGATAGGCACAATATACCACGACAGAGAATTAACAGAAGCAGATATTATACACGAACTACTCCACGTTAAGCACCCAAATAAAAGCGAGGACTGGATAAACAAAACAGAAAACATACTAAACAATGGATAAGGAGCTAACACCTAAAGAACAAAAATTTGCAGAGCTATGTGTAACACTAGGGAATCAAACAGAAGCGTATAGACAAGCTTATAACCCAAAGAATAAAGATGCTGAGTGGTTAAAAGTAGAAGCGTCTAAGTTAGCAAACCAACCTAACATAACCCTAACTATTGGAATCCTAAAAGGAGAGCTGTCAGAAACACATGGAATAGACAGAGCTTTTATACTACAGGGTTACTTACAAATCATTTCAGATGCAGACTATACATTCCAATTAGGAGCAGACAATACGCTAACCAAAGAAGATAAGCAAGCGTTTTACAGAATCATGAACCAAACTAAAAACACAGATAAAATTAGAGCTTTAGAAGCAATATCTAAAATGATGGGATTGAATGAACCCGAAGTAGTGGAGCATAAGCATACGATTAAAACACATACAACCTCTTGGAATACATAAGCTATCGGACACACTAAGCTATACAATCCACACGCTAAACAGTTAGAAATACATAAGGCACTAGACACAGATATAAAATACTGTATTGTTTCTATTGGTAGGCAATTCGGTAAATCTACACTAGGCGAGAATCAATGTATTAAATGGGCGTTAGAGAATGCATCATGGCAAATAGGTTGGGTATCCCCTATCTATAAACAAGCAAAGAAAGTTTTTAAGGACATGGAAAAGGCTTTGCAGGGTAGTCCATTTGTAACCAGTATTAATAAGGGAGATTTAATAATAGAGTTCGATACAAAAAGCTCTATTCAATTCTACTCAGCAGATGCCTACGATAGTATTAGGGGTGAAACCTTTGACGCTTTAATATGTGATGAGTTCGCATTCTTTAGACCCGAAGCATGGAACGAAGTACTAAAAGCTACTGTATTAGTGCGAGGTAAAAAGGTACTTATCTTATCCACTCCAAAGGGCAAGAACCAATTTTATAACCTATTTAATCTAGCAGAGCATAATAGCAACTATATTAGTTTTAGAGGTAGTTCATACGACAACCCATTTATAGACCCCGAAGAAATAAGAGAAGCAGAAAGGAACTTACCAACCCACGTATTTAAACAGGAGTATCTAGCAGAGTTCTTGGACAATGGTAGCTCAGTATTCAGAAACATAAAAGAGTGCGTTAAAACGTCTGTAAACACCTCTAGCCTTTATGCAGGGATTGACTTAGGTAGGTCAGACGATTATACAGTCTTGACTATTGTAGATAATAACAATATAGAAGTTTACTCTGAAAGGTGGCGACACATGGAATGGAGTAGCATTATTAATAACATTGTAGAGCAGTTAAATAAGTTTAGACCTAATACCTTAGTAGAAAGCAATGGAGCGCAAGATGCTATCTTTGAGCAGATACGCAATAAGGTAGCCTACAATAAAAATAGTATTCAACCATTTGTTACCACATCCAAAAGCAAACAAAATATAATTGAGGACTTAATAGTTAAATTTGAGAATAAGGATATAGGCATAATAGGACACGACTGGCAAGTAAACGAGCTAGAAGTTTTTACCTACGAGTATAACCTAAAGACTAGAGCAATAAAGTACTCTGCTCCTGTAGGCTTACACGATGATTATGTAATGAGTAGAGCAATAACAAACCACGCTTTAAAAACTATGCAAAGTTCAGGAAAGTATTTTGTGTATTAATATACAACTAATTTAATTTTTTACAATAGACTATTATGAGAATACCCAAAAGCCTTAAAGAAGTTTTAGTTAAGGACTACATACAGATAAACAAAATAAGGAGCGCAGAGTACGACAATCCATTTACTAGGACTATAGACCTATTGTGTATTTTCAATGACAGAGAGTATGTTTTAAAGCAGAAACCTTCTGAAATAGCTGTAGACTTGAGCCACTTATTAGTAGAGCCTAGCAGAGTCTTAAAACAGTATTTTACTATTAACGGTAAAAGGTACGGAATAGTTAACCATATTAACGATTTAGAAGCAGGGCAATATATGAGCTTTACAACTTATCTAAAAGGCTTTGCAGATAACCCAAATGTACATATTGAGCAGATGCCCGACATTCTAGCTAGTGTAATATTTCCAGTAGATAAGAATAACAAAGTAATGGCTATTGAGCCTAGCTACTTTAGAAACCTAGCAGATGACATACGTAACACAATGTCGATAGAAGATGCTTATCCGATTTGTGTTTTTTTTTGTCTGCTGTCAACGAGCTTACTGAAAACTACTCAAGCCTTTTTGAACACCAAACTAGAGAAGATGACGACAGAGAGCAGGAACGTGATTTTGGAAGTAGCGAAGGATTTGGAGAAAGATGGGGATGGATTGCCACCCTCGATAATCTCTGCAATGGAGACTTTACAAAAAGACCACATTACGAAAAAATGAACGTGATAGAGTTTTTAAATATTTGTTCATTCGTAAAAGAGAAGCAGAAAGCAGAAGAAGCACACCGTAGAATGGAGGAACTAAAAAGAAGATGAACGAAGGAATAGTAACTAAACATAGTTCAATATCTCAGATACTAGAGGACTTTGGAAACGAGGTGCTAGGTAAAATGAAGAACAACTTAGAAAGGGATCGTGCTATTGCTACAGGAGCTTTATATCAAAAGATGGACTTTTCTGCTACGATAATGGGTAGTACTTTTCTTTTTGTGCTAGACATGGGGGTTGACTATTGGAAGGCTGTAGATGAAGGGAGGGGAGCAACTAAGAAAGCAGGAGGGGATTTATTTGGAGCTATATTAAAATGGGTAAATGTAAAAGCAACTTTTGGAGGTTTCCAGAAAGTACAGAACATCTCAGATAAAGCAGTACAGAGAGGCTTGGCTTATGTTATAGCTAGGAAGATCCACAAGAAAGGAACTAAAGGTAACAATTTTTATTCGAGTGTAATAACCGAACAAAGATTAGACAAATTAAAAAAAGACTTATCTGCTGCTGCTAGTGGAGACTTGAAAACAGTAATAACAGACACATTTAAAAGACTTAAATAATGGCAATAATTATACTAGCAAACCCTAAAGACTTTGCACCCGTTTATAATAAAATGGAGTATCTTATAGAATCTAACAATTATACAGAGCCAAACTTTGCACACCTAGTAGATATCTATATAAATGGCTCAGTAACTAAAACAGTACGTTTAAGAATACCAGTAAGACCTTCTGATAATTACGGAAAGGTAGATATTCATAGAGTATTAGAATCAGCTCTTACAAGCGATGTAGGAAATCCACTAGGAACGGATGGAACTTATGAAGCTCCAAATAGTGCATTAACTTATATAGTTGAATTTGGCGAGGAGTATGGAACTACTGTAGTACAATATCCTAATCTAACTACTGACTCAAGCAGAAGTGCCTTTAATGCTTCTTTAGAAAAGCGACCTTTTATTAATTGGGATGTGACAG